ACTCCTGCTACTGATCCTAGCATGAGCGCATACTTGAATGCCATTTCAAAAAGCATTAAAAAGTAATTTTTTATAAATAAACTGTAATAATAAAAAAGGTCTTATTTAAGGAGAACCTAAAATGTATCAAACTGACGAACTTCAAAAGAAGTGGCAACCTGTATTGGAGCACGCTGATCTCCCTGAGATTTCAAATGCTCATAAGCGTTCAACAGTAGCCACCCTATTAGAAAACCAAGAACGTGCTGCACGTGAGCAAGGTGCTCAAAGCGGTGGCGCATTTAGTCCTTCACTTCTAGGTGAGGCAGCTCCAGCTAACGCTACTGGCGCAAGCGTAGACAATTTTGATCCTGTGTTGATCAGCCTTGTTCGTCGCTCTATGCCAAACCTTATTGCATACGATATCTGTGGCGTACAGCCAATGACTGGTCCTACTGGTCTGATCTTCGCTATGCGTTCACGCTTCGAGAGCCAAACTGGTGCTGAAGCATTGTTCAACGAAGCTCCAACTGATTTCTCTGCCGATGATGACGGTGGCGCAGCTCAAGCAGCTAACGCATCTGGTGTTGGTACTCAAACTGGTACTGATCCATCTGATCGTTCTTCTGGCGGTTCTACTGGTGGTAACTACAGCGTATACAGCGGTATGTCTACTGCTTCAGCTGAAGGATTAGGCGGTGCTACTAATGATCACTTCAACCAAATGGCGTTCTCAATCGAGAAGATCTCAGTAACTGCTGTTTCTCGTGCGTTGAAAGCTGAGTACACTATGGAACTTGCTCAAGATCTTAAAGCTATCCACGGTCTGGACGCTGAACAAGAACTTAGCAATATCCTTTCTGCAGAAATCCTGTCAGAAATCAACCGTGAAGTAGTTCGTACTATCAACTACTCTGCTGTTTCTGGTGCTACTAAAAACACTACAACCTCTGGTACTTTCGATCTAGACACTGACTCAAACGGTCGTTGGTCTGTTGAGAAGTTCAAAGGTTTGATGTTCCAAATCGAGCGTGATGCTAACGAAATCGCTAAGTCTACTCGTCGTGGTAAAGGTAACGTGATGATCTGTTCATCTGACGTTGCTTCTGCTCTTCAAATGGCTGGCGTTCTTGATTACACTCCTGCTCTTAGCAATAACCTTCAAGTAGATGATGCTGGTAATACTTTTGCTGGTGTATTGAACGGTCGCATTAAAGTATACATTGATCCATACTTCTCTGATGCTACTAACAACTACTACACTATCGGTTATAAAGGCGAATCTGCCTTTGATGCTGGCTTGTTCTATTGCCCATATGTGCCTCTACAAATGGTACGTGCTGTTGGTGAGAATACTTTCCAACCGAAAATCGGCTTTAAGACTCGTTACGGTATTGTTAACAACCCATTTGCGGTTGATGATTCTGTTAATCCTGGTGCTGTACGTCTTGGTTCTGGTGACGGTAACAAGTATTACAGACTGGTTAAAGTTGCTAACCTTATGTAAGATAAAAACAAGATCTGTTTTAACAGACGTTTTAGAGAGGCTCCTAGTGAGCCTCTTTTTTTTGCTTATAAATATATGAGAAACTACTAGGAATTTGACATGGCACTACAAGGCACACAACCTGACAATAAAAGTTTCCTATCCCCGATTGGGTTTAGGTTTGCTTGTAAGCGATTACCGCATGTAAACTATTTCTGTACAGCAGCAACTATACCCGATATATCGTTGGGCGAAACATCTTCGGTAGAAAACCCATTTATTAAGTTGCCTGTTCCTGGAGATAAGTTGACGTTTGGTCGATTAGATTTGACGTTTCGTGTTGATGAGGACATGAAGAACTTCCAAGAAATATATAACTGGCTAATTTCTCTAGGGTATCCTGACAATTTTCAACAGCGAGGTGCCATTGGTAGGACTCAAATTTCAACTGGCGATGTGCACTCTGATGGTTCTCTTGTGGTTATGACTGGTAACATGACGCCAAACATTGAGATATCTTTCTTGGATTTATATCCAGCAGGTCTATCATCATTAGAGTTTGATATTGAAAACACTGATGTTGAATATCTAAAAGCAACTGTATCATTTGCCTATAGGAAGTATGAAATAAAAACATTGTAATTATTATATTATTGGAGATTTGAATTGAATATTGAGAATATAGTCAAAGAGTGGGATAAAGACTGTAAAATTGATGAAACAGAACTTGGTCGAGAAAGCACTAAGATCCCTGTTGTCCACAACAAATATATCAAGATCTTTATGGGCGAGCGTATTACCTTGTTCAAACTCAGAGCAGAATCTAAAAAGGTTCGCAAGAACTTGATGGAATATTATCTAGGCGAACTAGATGATGAAGAATTAAAGCAACTTGGTCGTGATCAGTTTTTCAAAAAGTTGATGAAGAGCGAGGTTGATGCCTACATAGAGGCAGATGATTTGATGATTGAAACTAATTTGAGGCTCGGGATGCAAGAGGAAAAGATATCGTATCTTGAGGCGGTTATTAAGAATATCAATAATCGTGGCTTCCAAATTAAGTCGGCAGTTGATTGGGCTAAATTTACAACAGGTTAATTATGGAAGAAATCCATATCCACAAAAAAGATGAAGTTTATCTCAAGGTAGAATGCGACCGTGGGATAGCTATGGAACTATCAGGCTATTTTGAGTTTGAAGTCCCAGGAGCATCGTTCATGCCATCTGTCCGAAATAAAATGTGGGATGGTAAGATACGCTTGTTCAACGTGAACACGATGCAGATTTATGTGGGTCTTATTCAAAAGTTGAAGAAGTTTGCTGAGGAAAGGGACTATAAGGTAATTGTTCATGGAGACCTCGAGCATACAATCGACATACCACTAAATGGATTAAACAAGTTTCTAAGTGATGGTAAGTTTGAGCCTCGAGACTACCAACTAAGAGCAGTCGCTCATGCTGTTCGCAACCACAGGGCGTTGATCCTGTCACCCACCGCTTCGGGTAAGTCGTTTATTATCTACTGCCTTTTGAAGTATTATTTGCGGAAGGAGTGTAAGAAAGCACTTGTTATCGTACCAACCACTTCTTTGGTGAGCCAGTTAAACTCTGACTTCAATGATTATTCAGAGAACCTACAGTTCTATTATACCCACTTAGTGACTGCAGGTCAAGAAAAAAGTAACGATGAAGCGCAAATAATTATTAGCACTTGGCAGTCTATTTACAAACAACCAAAGAAGTATTTTGATCAGTTCGATATCATCATCGGCGACGAAGCTCATCTATTTAAAGCAAACTCATTGACTAAGATCATGGAGAAAATGACTGATTGTAAGTATCGGTTTGGCTTTACTGGTACGCTTGATGAGTCAGTTACAAACAAGCTAGTTTTAGAGGGTTTATTTGGTCCAGTAATGAGGGTGATTACTACTAAAGAGCTGATAGACAACAACACGCTTTCTGAGTTTAGGATTAAGTGCTTGGTGTTAAAGTATTCTGACGAAACTAAGAAACTCAACGCAAAGGCAACATATCAAGCTGAGATGGATTTTCTAGTTTCGCACGAAAAGCGAAATGCCTTTATAAAGAACTTGACTTTGACACGAAAAGGTAATACACTAGTATTATTCCAATATGTTAAAAAGCATGGTGAGCCTCTGTATGAGCAGATATTGAAAGAGGCTGAGGAAGGAAGAAAGGTATTCTTTGTATACGGTGGCGTCGATGCTGATACAAGGGAAGAAGTTAGGGCAATAACGGAGAAAGAAAATGACGCAATTATTATCGCCTCTTATGGCACTTTTTCAACTGGGATTAACATTCGAAACTTACATAATGTTATCTTTGCCAGTCCTAGCAAGTCTAGGATCCGCAATCTCCAATCTATAGGTCGGGGTCTACGGAAAGGTGACAATAAAGAAACTGCTACCTTATATGATATATCAGATGACCTTTGTTGGAAGTCTTGGAAAAACCATACACTAAAGCATTTTGCTATAAGGGTCAAGATGTATAATGAAGAAAATTTTGAGTACAAGCTGTACAATATAGGTATTGAAGATGGAAATAAACTTACAAGTTAAGTTGGATACTGACAATCATTCAGATATTCAAACTATCGAAGAACTAATGGAACTGCTAAAGCAGATAGCAAATAAGGTCAACGATGACGATTAGTATGATTAAACTAACCAATGGCGAGACGCTTTTGGGTGAGATTATATCTGAGGATGAGTGGAATATAACCATAAACAATCCGATAGCGATTATGGTTAAAATGAGATTTTCTCCTACAATGGTTTCTCATTTATGGTTACCGTTCTCTGATATGGATAATTATTTTGATATCAAAACAGATCATGTTATAACGAAAAAAGAAGTTGACGCTGACATGGTTTTATATTATAATAACTGTATAGATACCATACATGACAATATGACGGAAACTAAATCGTTTTTATTGGATACTGAGTCAGAAGAAGCTGATGCGCAAGCTAAGATTGATGATTACTTAGATCGGCTAGAGGCTAGGAACTATGGGGCAAATACTGTTTTTCATTAGGATTATATATGGCTAGGACAACTAAAGAAGAAAGAAAGAAAAAACCTTATTATGTTGATAATAAGAAGTTTTTTGAGGCGATGGTTGAATTTAAAGAAACAGTCAAAAAGGCTGAGGAGAATGGTGATAAGCGTCCCATTGTTCCAGATTATGTTGCTGACTGTATAATGAAGATTGCTACGCACCTATCTTATAAGCCAAATTTTATAAACTATACTTTCCGTGATGAAATGATATGCGATGGTATTGAGAATAGTTTACAGTATATCGACAACTTCAATCCAGATAAGTCTAAGAATCCTTTTGCTTACTTTACTCAGATTATTTACTATGCATTCTTGCGTAGAATCCAAAAAGAGAAAAAGCATCTGTATGTTAAAATGAAGTATTCAGAGCATACGAATGTGCTGGGAGATACTGCCGATACACAATCTCACGATACTGGAACTAACTTTAATGATGATGTTAAGTATAGTGAGTGGACCGAAGAATATATGAAAGGGTTTGTTCAGGACTTCGAGGAAACCAAGAGACGTAAGGTTAAGAAGCGCAGAACGATTGAGGAATAGTATATGAGAGTTGGATTTACTTGCTCTACATTTGATCTTCTTCACGCAGGTCATGTTCAAATGTTGAGAGATGCTAAAGAACAATGTGATTATTTAATTTGCGCACTACAGCTTGATCCTAGTGTTGACCGCAAGGAAAAGAACGCACCCATCCAAACAGTTGTTGAAAGATATACGCAACTCAAAGCAGTTGGTTACGTTGATGAGATTATCCCATACCAAACAGAATGTGACTTGATGGATATCTTGTCGCTCTATCATATTGATGTTCGTATTCTGGGCGAGGAATATCGCGATAAAGAATTTACTGGTAAAGATATATGTCGTAAGCGTGATATTGACTTGCACTTTAATAAGCGTGATCATAGATTTAGTTCTAGCGATTTAAGAAACCGTGTATGTGAGGTGAAGTAATGAAGATTGCTCTGATAACTGACACGCACTTTGGTGTTCGTAATGATAGTACCAAGTTCCTAGATTATTTTGAAAGGTTTTATAGCAAGCACTTTTTTCCTGAGGTTGAGAAGAGGAGCATTGATACAATAATCCATCTTGGTGATATTGTTGACCGAAGAAAATATATTAATTATGTAACTTTGCGCAGAATGAAAGAAATGTTTATCGAGCCTTGCGAGCAAAAGGGTTTAGATTTACATGTCATCGTTGGTAATCATGATGTCCCATACAAGAACACCAACGATGTAAACTCAATGAATGAGTTGTTTGATAACGCCAATTTTAACTATTATTCTGAGCCAACTGATATTAATTTAGATGGTCATGATATAATGATTATGCCTTGGATTAATAATGAGAATTATGCTCAAGCTATTAAATCTATGGAGGATACGCCTGCTC